AACAAAATTTTAAGATGAAAAAATATATGCCCTTAGAGGGGCTTAGGTGGAGTCGTGATAGCGGTTCTGCCCTATGTGATACATCCCAAAACAGCCGTTCTCGGACGGGCTGGGGGGGCAAATATAAGGGCATCCTCCAGCAGTTGATGATGGAGCGAGACTACGCCTTTCAGCGTCAGATTCGCTACTATGTCAATGTAGACATTGATAAGTTCATGCGCAGGTTATCTTAGTACTTTCTTTTTCAGAAGTTCTAAGTTAACTTTGCAGCGACAAAAATATACAGATATGATTAAACAAGATATTATAGATCGCATCATCAGTGATGTATCAATAGAAGATGTGGCCAAAGATGAAGGTATATCCTTTACTAAGGAACAAGCCAAGAAGAAATGGGCATGTTGCCCATTCCATAAAGAAAAGACGGCATCATTCTACATTGATACGGCTACGAACTGTTGGCGATGCTTCGGTCAATGTAGGTCAGGTGGAAATGTCATCAGCCTGTACCGTAAGTTAAAAGGAAATAACCTACCATTCCCAATTGCGTGCAAGGAGCTTGCAAAAAAATATCTCAATGAAGATATTGAGGATGATTATAAGCCGAGCAAGGAGGATGAGGATAAACAAAAGGAGATAGAAGCTTTGCGCATTGTGCTTACATATGCGCAAAGCTACTTCGAGGAATGCATGAGTAGTGTGACTCCTGACTCTAACAAGGCTAGAGATGCCGTTCAAAAAAGATGGGGTAAGGATGCTATTGGAGCATTCGGCATAGGCTATGCGCCTCGCAATGGATTCATTGAGTGGGCTACTAAAAAGCAGTTAGATCTGGACATATTGGAGCAAGTTGGTCTGATTGGAGAAGGTGAACATGGTAAGTTCGCAATGTTACGAGATAGATATACTATACCTATCTATGACAAGATGAGTAGGGTGATAGGTTTCACGGCAAGAACGCTATCTGATAGAGCAGACATCTGCAAATATCTCAACCTGAAGAATAGCCCAGTTTATCATAAAAATACATCAGTTTTTGGTATAAATTTTGCGCAAAAAGAGGCTAGGCTGAAAGATAAATTCTACCTGGTAGAGGGAGCGCCTGATGTGATCAAATTGCAATCCATCGGTATTTGCAATACAGTAGCATCACTCGGTGGAGCTTGGACCGAAAATCAACTGAAGCAACTATACAAAATAAGCCATAAGGTGACGTTCATCCCGGATGCAGATACATTGAAGGCTGGTAATGAGTTCCCGGCTGGTACCGCTAATGTATTTGCCAATGGACGTGCTGCGCTCCAAGCTGGCTTCACAGTCAATGTGCGTGAAATTCCGGTTGATTATCCTGCACCAAAAAAAGAAGATCCGGATTCTTGGATTGTAGACGTAGGGCATTTCCAGCAGATGAAGGAGGAAGAATTCATCTTCTGGTACTGCAGACGTCGCTATTGGCCAACTTTCGAGGATATCGATGAGTTTACAACCGAGGATAGATTGCAAGCAATTGCAGATATCTGTGGACTGCTCATGTTAATCAAGGATGAAGACCTGAGAAGCAGCTATCTGACAAGCCTTATCTCTACCTACAAACACTCTCGAGAGTGGAAAGATACACTCAAGAGAGCCAAGGAGGCAGAACTGAGCGAGAAGCAGGAGCGTGAGCGAAAGGGAGACATCAAGATGCTCCGTGAATTTGGATTCACCGAACATGACAATAGTTATTGGGGTACCAACAAGGAAGGCGACGAGATTCAATGGTCGAACTTCAAAATGAAGCCTCTCTTCCACATTCGAGATGACTTCAATCCTGTCAGACTGTTCGAGATTAAAAATAACAGCGAGGAACCATCAAGACTCATCGAACTCAATATGGATGAGATCACATCGAGCAGTTCGCTTCGCAAGCGACTGTTTGGTATAGGAGATTATATCTGGATGGCCAGAGATGAGCAGCTTATCAAGCTTCTAGGCTATCTCGGTAGAGTGACCGAGACTGCAGACCCTATCAAGCAGCTAGGTTGGCAGCGTGAAGGATTCTATGCATTCTGTAATGGAGCGAGCGAAGATGGTACCTGGATTCCAATAGATGATATGGGCATACTCAGATTGCAGGCTGGCAAGTACTATCTTCCGGCCATGAGCAAACTCAATAAGGACAGCCGTGAGTTATATGTGAGTGAGAAGAAGTTCCGGCATGAGAAAATGGTCGACAACCCGACAAGTCAGTCAGACTTCTTTGCCAAGGTCGTGCAGGTTTTTGGTGATAATGCCAAAGTGGGCCTGTGCTTCTACATCGCGACTCTCTTCCGTGACATAGTCATCTGCAAGAGTCGTTCCTTCCCGCTCCTCAATGCCTTTGGCCCGAAGGGATGCGGTAAGACTGAATTCGCTGCCACCCTAATGAACTTTTTCTACAAATACGAGACCAAGTACGAGCCTCTGTCTATCACCAATGCATCTATGCCGGCGCTATCCGATTATGTAGGAGGGGTGAGCGATGCCCTGGTACATATCGACGAGTACAAGAACTCTATCACACAAAACAAGGTAGAGTGGCTCAAGGACTTGTGGAATGGTATCGGTCGAACAAAGATGAACATGGACAAGGATAAAAAACTCGTGCAGGCCAAGGTCGACTCTGGCATCATCCTCACTGGCCAGGAAATGCCTACTGCAGATATCGCCCTCTTCAGCCGACTCATCTATCTCACCTTCGACAAGGGTGAGCATACACGTGAGGAGAAACAGAACTTCGAGGAACTGGAGCGTATGCGCCAGATTGGTGCTACACACATCACCCTTCAGCTACTGAAGCATCGTGACCAGTTCCAGGGCAGCTTCGGTAATGCCTGGAAGCAAGCATCTGATGATATGGAGGAGCGGTTGGAGGGTGAGAGCATCCTGGACCGTATCATGACGAACTGGAAGGTGCCGTTGGCAGCCTATCTCGCAATCAGAGATTACATCGACTTTCCTTTCAGCTATAGTGACCTTTTGGGAGTTGTTATAAAGGGAGTCAAGTCGCAGAACAGCATGTGCAACACCACCGATGAGGTGGCTGGATTCTGGAATATCTTCAATGCTGCAGTACAGATGGGTGAGCTGAAGAAGGACCAGGACTTCAAGATTAAGACAGTTGGCGCATTGACCACCAATAAAGTCAAGATTGACAACTGGGCGATGCCGAGGAGCATCCTCATGATTCGCAAGGACATCACCATGGCAGTCTATCGCAAGTTAGGCAGGCAAATGGACGAGAACCTTCTGCCGAAGGAGTCACTCCTTCACTACCTGCAGATTGGTGCAGACTTCTACGGGTCAACAAAAAACCCGGAGCGATTTATCAAGTACACTCCGAGCGGTTTGCCGGAGACAGTAGAAAAGAAAGATGCCAATGGTACTATCACTGGCCGTCAGAAATTGTATTATAAGGACAGGCCTCTCTGTTTTGATTATTCTATGGTGTCAGAGAGATATGGTATAGATATTGACACAGAGGTAGATGGGGAGCAGAAACAGACCAGGGATCCCTATGTCATGACAGATGCAGAGCAGAAGGCTCTAGGCATGGAACCTTCGCCACTGTAGTAGAAATAAGTTTTTTGTTTAGATCATATCGGTTAGCCTCCAGGGGAAGAGATTCCTCTGGGGGCTTTTTTTGTTGGTGTTCCGAGATTTTTCCGACCATTCATACGCGACTTAAAAAACATGTGGCATTTGTGGCAATTAGTGCAACACTGATTATCAGAGAGTTAAGAAGGTGTGTTTTTGTGGCAATTATGTGGCAATGTGTGGCAACGAGAAGAGAAGTGTGGCAAAGGTTGTGGCAATGTGGCAATTCTATTATATATTTGTGTCAATAAGAAAAGACTTATAATATTAATAATCAGGCAGTTAATATTTTTGCCACAATTGCCACAAATGAATTGCCCAAAAATGGGTTCCTTGATTTTTAATTGCAACTTTTTCCCTAAAAACAAGGATTTTTAGCGAAAAGTAGACGTTTTTCCTAGAAATATAGGATTTATTCGATTATTTTTCCTAACTTTGCGGTGTTTATACAAATCAGAATATGAGTAAATTCGTAGTTTATGTAAAGGTCGAGCCATACTTGAAGCAGTGGCTCACCCATTCTTTCGGCGATCCCGTGGAATTCCCGTCCTCCAGCAACGAGAATGCTGTTCTGCGCCGGTTCCTATCTAAGCGCCCGATCAATAACCTGCCTGAGCAACCTGGAGAGCGAGATGTTGCCATCTGCATACCTTACTCCAAGTCTAAGAGCCCAGAGACTTACAACTTCCTTAGCGGTCATGCCAAGCAGGCACTCACCGAGAGCATCAACGATCTCTTCCGCATCAACATGTGGAGTGACCTCGGAGACCTCAATGACATGTCGTGTAAAAAGATGTCTGCTTTCCGCTCCTGGTGTGAACAGCAGGGTATCGACATAGAATATGCAGAGACAATCCGGATGAAGTGGTATCGCATGCGTAAGGCCTACCAAGAGAAAGGCATCAATCTCTTTAATCTTAAAAGATGCAAAAAAGACGATTTTTCATGAAAAAATCTCATCTACTATAGCCCTGTTTTTGTTCAACACCGAACAGGTGCGAACAGATGCGAACAGACGCGAAATTTTAACAGCTTATGAAAAGACTTAGTTATATCTGCTCCGTGCAGCGAATTCCTGTCAGCGAGTTGCCTTTCGAAACACTGCTAGGCAACCTCACTTTTGACATTCCCGAGAGTTATGATTGGCCGGTCGTTAAGTGTCAGAAGCCTGCCAAACTGGAAATCACAGACAAAATAGAGGATGGTCAGCGGTTCTACACCCATAAACTTACATTCCGCACATGCCGCGAAGACCTGGACATGAGCGGCAATTATGCCTATCTGGTCACCACCATCGAGGGTAAGCGCTATCTCATCGGCAACAAGGAGCGTCCATATCCTATTATAAATATGTCAGATGTTCACCCCGATTCCCTCGCATCTTCAACCATGGTCGAATACACGGTTCAGTGGGGAAGTTCTCGAAAAGCACCTTTATTAGCCTGATTTACGTATTTTTCCGTTGGCAATTGCCATATTATCTTTGCATCAAAAAAGATAAGCGCATGAAATACGGAATGATGATATGCGGTACCATCGGAGCCGGCTACGACTGGTGGTCTGGCACCTACGGTACACGTTCCAAGGATGTCAAGGCCTACCTTGACGCTCACCCTGACGAGGAGGTGGATATCGCCGTCTCCTCGCCGGGTGGTTATGTTGATGAAGGCTTAACCATCTATCAACTTATCAAGGACCATGGACATGTCAACGTCCACATTATGGGCATGACCGCTTCCATCGCTACAGTCTTGTGCATGGGTGCCAAACATGTAGACATGTCAGTCGGCAGCACCATGCTCATTCACAATGCCTCCACAGGAGTCACGGTCTGGGAGTCTGCCAACAAGCAGAAGCTTGACGAAATCATCAAACTCTGGCAGAAGCAGCGCGATGACCTCGACACAATCGACAAGGTTATCGCTTCCGTCTATGCCAAACGCTCAGGCAAGACCAGCGAAGAGATGCTGGAGCAGATGGGCAAGGAGAATTGGTTGCGTCCGGAGCAAGCTTTAGAGTTGGGCCTCGTAGACGAGATCAGAGACCTTGATGACGAAGACAAGAAGCGTCAGACCAATCTCTCCAAGCGCTTCACCAATGCTTTCTGCTCCAACTTGGGTTTGCCGCCATTGCCTGGAGCGACCGCTGATGAGCCCTCTAAAACATTTCTCGAGAAGGTTGCCGCCACACTCAGAGATATGTTCAAGAATAATACTCAAATTTCTAACATGAAGAAGAAATTCCTCAATCTTCAGACCCTCCTCAATCGTAAGGAGGATTTTGAGGTTAATGATGAGAAGATTACTCTCACCGATGCAGAGATGCAGAAAATCGAGGATGCTCTTGCCCAGAAGCAGAAGGACTTGGATGACAAGTCCGCTGAGCTCGACAAAGCAAGCCAGGAGGTCAAGGACCTGAAGGCGAAGGTAGAGCAGAAGGACAAGGATATCCAGGACAAGGATAAGGAGATCAAGGATCTCAAGGGCGCACCGGGTTCTGATACCCATGAGGACGTCACACCGGAGGTTGACAACGTTGACGCTGGTGAAATTTTCAAAGCTTTGAAGCAGATTAATTAAAATGGCAGCTTTAGAAAATACAATTCAAATTACTCCTGATTCTCTGAAGACTAGCTTCGCTAAGTACCGCAAGGACATCATTCAGATGCCGGTACGCGCTCTTGACGAGGCTGCAAAATTCATGAGCCGACGCGTGGGCGTTCGTGGCAAGGAGACTGTCGGAGAGCTCGCAGGCGACATGGAGCTCGGGCCATACTCTCTTACTCGCAAGGATGAGAATGGCGTTACCATCACAGGCCGTACCTTGGAGACATTCCTTGGTTCATGCGTCAAGCCTTTTGAACCAAATGCTGTTCGTGAGTCTATCTGGGGCTCAAATGTTTTCCAGGGTGAAGCGCTCAAAAACCAGCCTATCACCAAACTGATTGGCATGTTCCTGGCAGGCAAGATAGGTGAAGCACTCTTCAAGAACCTCTTCACCATGAAGCGTAACCCAGCTGGCTCTGGTACCGCAGACCTCGCTGATGGCTTCAAGACCATCTCCGATGCTGAGATCAAGTCCAAGGCGATTGCTGTTGAGAAGGGCAACCTCTTCAATACAACCGCGATGACTGGTGTCAACGCTGTCGATGCTGTCGAAGCATTCTATGATGCTGCCGATGCTAAACTGCAGGGCATCAATACATACATGTTCATGAACAGCCATGAACTCACGCTCTACCGCCGTTGTTATCGAGATAAATACGGAACAGTCAACTGGAACAATGAGTTCAACCACAACAAGATGGATGGTGCCAGCAACTGCACCCTCGTAGGTCTTGATAACGTGCCTAAGGGCTACAAGATCATCACTCCTGGCAGCAACATGCTCATCGGTTTGGCCACCGATGGCGACAAGGCAAACTTTGGTGTAGAGAGTTCTCTTGACTCTCACTTCCTGGTTGACTTCGTGGCAACCATGTACTTCGGTACTCAGTTTGAGACGATTTCCAAGGAGCGCATCCTCTTCGGTTACGACACTATCCCTTCAGAGTAGGGGATAGCTGTCCATGGTTATACATTATATTATATATTGATATATGGCAACAAAGAAAACATGTGCTTCTACCACAGACCTTTATGAGGATGTGTTGAAGTGTCCTGGAGAGAAGCGACTGCCGGGTACCAGAGCCTACGGCTTCTTCATTCCACGTCGTTACATCACCAAGTTTGCAGAGCCACAGAAGGAGACTGCAACATCACTCAAGGACTATCTCGTCATCAAGGATAGCCACACCATTCAGGCAGACAAGAACTGGATTAAGATTGCCTTCATCACAGACAAGAGTTCCTTCTCGCCAGAGGCGCAGGGTGAGCATGGCTGCAAGACCATGAACCTCAAGGCAACAGCCGTCCTCCCAGGTACAGAGGAGGAAGCGTCTGCACTCGCTTCTCTGCTTCTCAATGAAGATGGTATCTTCATGATTCCTGAGCGCAACGGCAAGCTTCGTCAGTTCGGTGACGAGACCTTCGAGGTTGACGTGACACCTTCTCAGTCTTCTGGTGCAGGCATTGCAGACGAGACCAATACCACGCTGGAAATCTCTGTCAACTGCGAGACCATGCCTCCATTCTACTTCGGTACCCTCACAACTGCTGAAGGTACCATCTCTGGTAAGGATTGCAAGCCGGTGGAGGTCGCTGCTAGTACAGACGGCCATTAAAAATGGGATTCGATTTTCCTACATAACTACTATCAGTGGCGGGGCGATGCTTACATGAGCTCGCCTCGCCATTTTAATTTTCTTTTTTTATGAATGATCCGAAATTCACAGAGAAGTTGAAGAAGTGGTTTGACTGCGAGCATACTGATGCCAATATCCGAGAGGGAGCGCTGCTCCTCCTTCAGATGAATAACAACCGCCACCTCTATCAACTCATCAACTTCGACCCTCAGGGCAAACTCGAGTTGCTCAAATATGAGCTGCAGAAGCATCTCAACTATCGCATCGAAGGCATGACCATCGATGATGTCCGCAACTATGACAAGGCAGTCACGCCAGTTCTTCAGACTGCGGTTGACAAGACCTCAGAAGCAGACAAGATTGCAAAGCAGCTAGCACCTCATCTTCCGGTCGTGGAGTCAGAAAACCTCGATTCCATCGTGCCTTCAGCCATCGTAGCCAAGGGCAAACGAGCAGACCATGACCAGTTGCCTGAAAACATCCAGGCTATCTGGGATAACAACTGCGCTCTTTGGAAAAAAATCAAGGAACACTTTGAGGCTTGCAAAGCTTACGACATGTCATGTGACAGATACGAGGGCTTGCATGCTGCTGACGAAGACTTCAAACGTATGCTCCTTACACTCAAGGAGGAGTACTATGCATACAAGCAGGCCATGGACGTCTACGACCATGCCCAGCCGGGTGATGCCGAGGAGAAGCAAGCGGATGAGCAGCCAGTAGCTGACATCACCTCCAAGCAGATAGGCAATGCTCGCTCCTACATCACCAAGAACCTTAACCAACTCATTGGATTCGTGGAGGCTGGCAACACAGACAAGGCTGATGCCTTGCGAGCTAAGGTCAATGAGCGTGTGCAGCTCTTGATTACAGCAAAGGCTGAAATCACCGCTGATACCATCGCCAAGCTTCAGCAGGCGGGTATAACAGTCGGCGAGGAGCAGAAGGCTGAGGAGACAGGAGACCATGAGGGCGAAACAGATACAGCAAGTCCTGAAGCCGATCCAGCAGAGTAGCTCGCAGGTCTTCCTGGGTCAAGGGCTTCACACCCTTGGATTGTTAGGTTGGATTCTGGAGCAGACAGGACCGGCAGATGTTGCCGTCACGACCTTCTCTACATCCGATGCCTTCTTGTGCGGAGTCATTAACCTTCGCAAGCGAGGGTTAATTAACCATTCAACGTTAGTGGCTGACATTAAAGCTTCAAGTAAAACTTTAAAGCTAAAGCGCTTAATGACAGAGGCTTTTGATGATGTTCGGCTTACGCTCAATCACTCCAAAATTATGTTGGTCAGTAACGCTGAGTGGTTAGTCTCCGTGATAACATCGCAGAACCAGACGTATGGTGATCGCGCTGAATGCACCTTCATCTCTCTCGATAGAGACGTCTATCTCGATATTCATAATATGCTCAATAATCTGTTAGATGATAAGACAACAATTTCCATTCCTCGAAGAGAGTGATTTATATCTGCAGACTGTCTATGATCTTGCCAAGACCATGACGCCTGTTGAGGAGATTCCCATCCTGATGGACCTTCCTCCTGATGAGTCTATGGCTATGCAACTGGAGCTGCAGGAACCTAGGTCGCCATATCGCAGACGCTATCTCAGAGGTTTAGCGGAGACCGCTAATGAGTTGAGAACCAACAATATTGCATTGGCAAATGTAGGTTCTCCTGGTGCTTATCAAGCTGTCATGTCACAACTCTCGCAGATTATTGCTAAAATCTCATGATATGAGCCTGCCTGTTAATGTTGATGATTACATGAAGTACATGCCTCTCAATGAGGATGAACTTCTAGATCTTCATCTCTCCGCTATCGTCAGAGCGAGAGTGGAGAGACTTCGAGGGTGCTATGCGTTCTGGCTTCGATACCCTCGATATACCGTCCGTGAGATGGTTGACCAGGATAAGGCAATGTTTGCCGTCAGCGAGACACAGGCATACGATGATATACATCTCTGCCAAGTCATGCTCGGCAATCTCAACGCCGCCTCTAAGGAGTTCTGGCGATGGAAGGTCAACCAGGAGATAGACGAGGACCGCAAGGCTGCCAAGGCTGCCGGCGACTTCCGGGCGCTTGCCGTGATGCAGAAAAACCGCATCAAGAACAACCGCACAGACACGCCTGATGAGCCAGAGCTGGCATTCGACAAGATTGTTCCTGTTGAGTTCCGCATGACAGATGATCCGACAGTCATCGGTTTGCAGAAGATTCCAAATCTTCGTGCGAAAATTAAAAAAATGGAGAAGCGCTACTCGATGCCGGACATCGAGGATGCTGACTTCGAAGAACTTCCGCCAGATGATGACAGCAAGACCTAAGGAGTTATTTTTCAACGACGTGCAGTCTCGAGTCCTGCAGCTCATGCCTAAGACGCTGGTCTGCGAGTGGGGCCGTGGTACCGGAAAGGGTGTGGTCGAGGCTGGCCGCATCCTCTATGCCGTGCAGCACATGCCAGGTTCATGCCTGGGCATGGTGGCGCCATCGGTCAAGCGATGCCAGACCAACATCCTTCCTTCAGCTCTGGTCCACCTCGAGGAGTGGGGATACAGGAGAGATGTCCACTACATAGTGGGCAAGAAACCATGGAAGGCGCTGCATTGGCAGGAACCGCACTTCCAGCCTATGAACTGGGAGAATACCGTAGCCTTTTATAATGGTAGCTATCTCAATATCATCTCTCAAGACCGCAGCGGAACTTCAAACTCCCTCTCTCTCGACCATGTCTTCATTGACGAGGCGAAATTTATTGACTGGGAGCAGCTCAACAATGAGACGCTCCCGGCAAACCGTGGAAACAAGCAGTTGTTCGGTGACTGCTGTCTCCACCATGGTCTGACCATTACTTCAGATACTTCAGCAACAAAGAAAGGTTCCTGGTTCATGTCGTGGGAGAAGAAGATGGATAAGGAGCTGATTGCTACTCTCGAGACGGTACTGGTGCATCTGCATAGCATCCGAAACAAGCTGGCTGCTCACCCAGAGCGGTACGATTACTACATGTCGCAGGTGCAGAAATACGAGAAGGTTCTGCACTCCCTCCGCTCCTATGCCCTGGTGTATTCCAGGTGCTCGAGCATTCAGAACCTCGCAGTTCTGGGCGAGGACTTCGTCCGACAGATGAAGCGAGACTTGCCAAAGATGACCTTCCTCACGAGCATCATGTGCCAGCATGTCGGCATCGCACAGGATGGTTTCTACTCCGGGCTTGACGAGGATCGCAACTTCTATACGGCACCGAACACCAGGTACCTCAATGACCTGCAGTATAAGTTCGACCCTAAGCACGACAAGCCGGACTGCCGCATGGATGGCGACCTGGAGGATGGTTTACCGCTGATCATCGGCTGCGATGCCAACAACAACATCAACTGTCTCGTAGTCGGGCAGGTGGGTTCCGATACCAAGCTGCGCATCGTCAACTCATTCTATGTCAAGTATGACCGGAAGTTGCCTGAGCTCGCTCAGGACTTCTGCGACTACTATAAGTATCTCAAAAACAAGCGGGTCATCTTCTACTACGATGCAACCTTCGTGGGAAACTCCTATGCAACCCACAACGATAAGTTCTACCAGATTATCACCAAGGTGCTCCGACGCAATGGATGGCTCGTTACGGAGGTCTACATCGGCAAGCCGATGAACCATCTTGAGAAGCAGTTGCTCATAGACCGCATGTTCAAGGGACATGCGCGCCACATGGTTCTCATCAACCAGGACAATAACGAGGACCTGATCATCTCCATCGAGAGTGCCGGCTGTTACAACAGCGGCAAGGATAAGCGAGGCGAGAAGCTCGTTGAGACAGACGAGGACAGGCTGGAGAACCGCACCGACTTCTCCGATGCATTCGATACCGTCTGCATTGGTGTGGACAAGTTCCCTCAGACCGTCCTCTACACGGGAGGCATGAGCAACTATTACCCTAGATAGGCTTTTTTCGATAATGATTTATATAGTTTTAATGTAGTTTATTCTTTATTTATTTTATGATTCCTTGGCTGCTTGCTCGTGAGAGTAGGCAGCCTTTTTTCTTTCTGGGTGTGTGAGAAAGCGGTATCTCCGATGGTGAGTTTGATGCTGTTCCGTACTTTTTTTATTGCATTCTCCGCCGCCCGTCATGTGTTCCCATCCGAAATTTCCTATGCAAAGTTAGCTTCTGGCGATTCAAACCTGTGCATGAACCTGTGTTAACAAAAGCCAAAGGTTCTTCACGCTTCACTAAACCTTTACCTTTTGTTAACACAGAACCCCACACCTGTTTGCCTCTGCCAGCGCATTGTCTAAGCATAGGAAAAATCGAAAGGGCACACCGGGCTTTGAACGGAATGCAATTAAAAAAAATACTCCACAGCAGGAGTGGGAAAAATCTCTGGACTCCCAAACATTACCAGAATACAATTTCAAACTTTATAAAATTTTTCGATATGAGACAGAATTATTTCTTTGAGTACGTTCCAAACGCTTACATCAACCTTTGCGTTGACAAGGCACAGCAGATGGCAAACAACCGCTTCGTTTACGACTTCAAGGCAGGCGACAAGAAGGCGGCTCACCTCTGCGCTGAGTGGCTAGTTCGCTATCTTACAAAGCAGTATAGCAGTATCTTAGAGGACTTCGTTGTAGTTTTTGCTCCATGCAGCACACAATGGAAATATAACAAGCGATTCGGCTATCTCGCAGCCATCCTTAATGCAGCAGGCATCATGACCGCAAATGAGCACGTGCACATCTTTGGAGAGCGCAAGCCGACCCACAACGGAGGCAGCCACGTTGTTAACGAGGACATTTATCACGTTTCAGTAGATGGCGAGTACTTCAAGGGCAAGCAGGTCATTCTATTCGACGACCTGCTGACTAGCGGCAAGACCATCGAGGACTTCAGAAGAAAGTTGGAGGCGGCAGGTGCTTATGTGGAGAGAGAAATCTTTTTGGCTCGCACCATTCACCACGACCCAATAAGCAACAGAGGCGTGTTGCAGGAGATGGCAGAAGGCTTTTATGAGGCAGTGGCACACTCAAAGAGATGTTTCCCACAGGGTGTTAATGTCAACAAGAAATCAAACAACAACTATAATAAAGTAGCGTAACATGAAGAAGTACAATGATATACTAGCAGATGAGCGACCTGAGTTCAAGGCAGCTAATTACGGATTCGATTCACTCAGTAACACCGAATTGTTATCCATGGTAATCAACAGAGGGGCAGGAACAGCCGAAAGCCTAAGCCAGGCAAGGCAACTTATGAACATGGCAGACAATAACCTCAGTAACCTTGCAAAGTTATCCATGGACGATATGCAGGTAGTGCAGGGAATAGGCGACTGCAAGGCATTGGCAGTACTCGCAGCTTTGGAACTAGGTAAGCGCAGGGCAGTGGAGAAGTTGGGCAGCAAGCCCGACATGGGCAGCAGTCTAGCCATATACAACTACATGCTTCCGCAGATGGCAGACCTCAAGGTGGAGCAGGCACACGTCATATTGATGAACCAAAATTTCAGACTCATCAAGAGCGTGAAACTGAGCGAGGGAGGAATAACTGAGACATCTGTGGATATACGTATTCTCATGAGGGAGGCAGTCTTGAGCGGTGCAACCATCATGGCATTTGTGCACAATCACCCATCGGGCAACACGCAGCCAAGCAAGGCGGACGATGTGCTGACCCAGCAGATAGCCAAGGCTTGTCAAGTCATGCGCATCTTCTTCATGGACCATGTGATAGTAACAGATGGAGCATTCTACAGCTATCACGACAAGGGTAGACTATAGGCACCATGGGCAACGTGATAGGAACACGTTGCCCATTCACTTGCTTGCAAACTTGCTGATGACCGCGGATAAAGGGAAGGGGATAGAGATAGCGAGAGCGATGGCAATTCGGCACGGCAGTCGGGGAACGAGGTAATTGCCACATGACAAAACCCTTACATATACCGCTCCAGTCAGCCGTGGCAATTGCCTCCGAGCGTAGGGCGGTGGGGGCTATGCTTACAGCAAGGCACGCCCTTTTTTGCTCCAACTTTTCAAAAATCCATGATTTTCAACAAGTTGGCAAAAATGACCGTGGAAAATTTGTGCAAAATGCCCAAATTTTGCAATCAATTGCCATTGATTGCCCGCTCGAAAACGGCTACTTATGCCAATTTCCATGAAATTGCCACAAGAAACGAGCCGTTTTCGAGCGAACCCCTACATTGCATTTCGGGGTAAAAGAGGTAATAACATTGTTTGACATCATTCAAGAATGATGAGAAAAAGAGGTAAAAACCGTGTTTGATGGGGATGAAATGTTAAATAATACACAAATGTTGAAAATAATCACGAAAATATTTGGTTATTCAACAAATGTTTAGTATCTTTGCATCGTGTTAATAAAGATAGTATATGGCAAGACGAAAATCTAAGGAACTCAAGGAAAATGAAGACGATTTGCTTTTCTACCTAGAGTATTGGCAAGAGTTCCCCGATACCTTCAAGAGGGTAGCAGAAAAAGAAATCGCAGAGTTGCAAAACAAAATTAAAAACAAAAAGAAATGAGAAAGCCCCTTCGGGGGGCTCTCATTCCTTTAAACTTAAAAAAAATAGATTATGGAATATACAGAGATGATTGATAAGGTGAAGGCTTTGGCTGCACAAAACAGAGCTGCCAAGACCGCAGAGGATAAGGCGGAGGTTCGCCGTCAGATGGATGCACTCAAGGAGTCAGACCCTAAGGCTTTTGCCGTGGCAGTTGGCTACATGGCTAAGACCACAGAGCAGAAGGTCAAGGAACTGACCATGGCAGAGAAGTTTGGTGAGATTACAGATATGGTTTCCATGGCTTACATCGCAAAGGCTTACTTTGGCAAATCTCGCTCTTGGCTGGCACATAAGATGAACGGAAACATAGTCAACGGAAAGGCATCGCAGTTTACTCCTGATGAGCTTGTTACTCTCAAAGGTGCCTTACAGGATATGGCTCAGAAATTTGGCTCGCTTAGCCTTGCTATTTAGGCTATCTTTATTTAACACATTGTCCCCGACACAGAGCCGTGCCGGGGACCTTTTTCTTCCATACCTTATATATTATTCTATTAAAAATGAAAAACGATGCAAATATAAGGAATTTTATTGAATATCTGGGGAATTTGCACGGAAAATCATGGAAAATATGCGGAAAATCATTCCATTTCTTTCCACAACCTCTTTCGGATGACCCGTTTTTCGCGGTCGTTTTCGGTCGTTTTCGGTCGTTTTTTCGGTCATTTCTGGAGAAAATCGGAGAATTTCGGAGAAAAATGGAGAATATCGGAGAAATCTTTCCGTTTTCTTTCCTTTTCTTTCCACTTTATTACACTTTCATTCCTCATTTTCAAATCAGCCAGATTTTATGCTCTACAACATGTTTATTGTAGATACTTTGTCAGAGAGGTTGAATGTCTGAAATATTATTGCTATTTTTGCACTTGATATAAACAACAAACTTATGGAAAAAGGAAATATAAATTTTGTTGCCATTGACTTTGAGACAATGACACCCGAGCTGACTAGCGCATGCGCAGTTGGTATGGTACAAGTAGTAAATGGTGTAATCATGCAGAAGTTCTATAGCTTAATTAAGCCATATCCTGATGAGCGTACAGAGCGAAACACATTCGTGCATGGCATTACTGAAGAGATGGTGGAGAATGCACCTACTTGGGATATCGTTTTCCCAGTTCTGAGAAGCTTCGCTCAGAGTGGTTGCATAGCTTGCCATAATGAGGGTACTGAAGCTAATATACTTTCTAGACTAGCTGAAGTTTACAACCTGGACATGCCAGGATATCAGATTATTGATACCATGCGATTATTACCTGGTAATAATTCGTTGAAGAAGATGTGCGAGTTGATGGGAATAGAGATGCACGACCATCATGACGCATTAGCAGATGCAACTACCTGTGCGGAGATTGTACTGAAAGGTGCAGGTATTGATGTCACACATCATCATTATGAGAAGCCTGACTATAAGGCTCACGAGAGCCTGACTGGAGAAGTCAAACAGCCATTAGCTGATGAAGATGTTGCTAACAAGGATAATCCGTTCTTCCACCAGAAGGTGGTTATCACTGGAGTATTTACGGCTTTTCCTAATAGAGGGAAGCTGGCTTTTAGACTTCGTGACTGCGGTGCTGACATCAATTCCTCTATCTCGGCTAAGACTAATATCGTCGTTAAAGGTGAGGGAGCAGGACCTTCCAAGATGGAAAAGATAAAAAAACTCAATGAGAAAGGAGCTAATATCAGAGTCATCGAGGAGAAAGAGATGGTGGAAATAGTAGAGAAATATGGTATATAAATAAAAAAATGAGCGAGGAATGAAAATTTCTCGCTTTTTTTTTGGCGGTTTCAAATATTCTTCGTACTTTTGCCATCGGTTATAAGATAGTAGTAATCTACTCAGCGATGGCGACTGTTTCGCCTAGGCTTCACGCCGTGGGCTTTTTTTATGCCTATAAAGTATCATTTTCCCGGCAGCGGGAAAAAGGTCTTTACAATATGGCGGTTGCATGATCCGTAAGATACTTGCCCTTCGCTGGGAAAGCTACCATCTTATAACCAACGGTGAATGTGACCGCCACCATTGTATTTATACATCAAGGTCGGTCTATAATGGTTATAAGATGGCAATTATGCAGAATTCTATTTTAATTAGTGATGCGCAGGTGAGACCTGCAGGCATCAGCGTAGAGGAGGGTATCAAGGCCCTCAAGTGTGAAATCAAGAAGCTCGCCAAGACCAAGAGCGAGACCTTCAGCTATATCTGCGGGGAGACCGTGACCTATGGAGAGGTTGTGCTCACCATGGTTGGTTTCGCAGCTGTGATGGCAGTAGCTGTATTAGGAGGCTTTCTTATGGGAGGAGAGGTGATGTAGCTATGGAGGGGTTGTAGAAAAGTGAGTAATTTTGCAGTATAAATACTATAATTTATTGATTATGGATACAGGCAGGCAAAATAACTACACAGGCTATCTAGGCTATTTATCTTCTTGCGGGGCAACCTATCGTAAGATAGGACTTGCGGCAAAATACGTCCTCATCTTCCTTGAGGAAGCTGACGAGATAAGCCGCAGGGGCTACCAGAGGTACAAGCAGGCTCATGCTTCAGAACTCTCCACCATGCCCGGTGCTACCGATGCCATCCTCGACTTTCTGTCGTTCATCGGTGTGGGCTACAGCCGGGCGAAGCGCAAGGTGAAATCGCTGGAGAAGAAAGAAGATATCTGTGCCCGGAACGAGAAGAAGGTGAACGAGTTCATCGAATGGCTGGACACAGAGTCGGACGCCAGCGAACGCACCCGGGAAACCTACCGTTGCAGCATCAGGAGTTTCTTTTCTTATGCCGACGAGTTCAACCAGGAAAACGTGAAGCGGTTTCTGAAGACGCTGGAAGAGCAGAAGATGAAGCCCGCCACCATCAACAACCGCATGTGCGCCCTGGTGAAATACTCCAAGTTTGCGAAAAAGCCCATTTCCGTGAAAAGGGTGAAAACTCAGCGCAGGCTCTCTACAGACAATATACCTACGGAGAAGGAGTATCAGGCGCTGCTGGCTTATCTGAAGCAGAAACCCAACCGGGACCCTTATTACTGGCTGAGGATTCTGGCCACTACAGGCCTTCGCCTGCATGAGTTCATGAAGCTCTCGTGGGAGGATGTAGCCAATGGCGAGGTGGTTCTGAAGGGCAAGGGCAGCAAGTTCCGCCAGGTGTTTTTTCAGAAAAGCCTTCAGCAGGAGGTGAAGGAGTATATGAAGGAGACGGGCAAGACGGGGCATCTCTGCAACGGCAAGTATGGCCCCATGACCGACAGAGGTTTCTCTGAAGCCCTGAAGAGATGGGGTGATCATCTGGGCATAGCCAAAAGCAAGATGCACGCCCACGCCTTCCGCCACTTCTTTGCCAAGCAGTATCTCAAGAAAAACAAGGATGTGACGCAGCTTGCCGAACTCCTTGGCCATAATAGCTTAGACACAACAATGATTTATTTACAGAAAAGTCATGACGAACAAAAAAGAGACTTTAATAGAAATGTTACGTGGTAACATAGCGAACGTTCATGCAACTTGTGATTCATTCGAGGATGTGAGCATCTACGATGATACCGGCCATGTAGATCTATCCTTCCTTGAGGTAATGCTGGAGTTACTCAAGGAAGTGAAATCTGCAGAGCTGTGTCTCACCCGAAAGCTTGCCTACCTGCTTGCACCTGACTTCGCAGACGAAACCGAGGGCAAGTCTTCCGGCAAGCAGGACGGGAAGAAACTGTCAGCAGAGGAAGTCCTCAAGCAATGTACGTTCAAGGACAATATACTCTATCTGCCCAATGTGCAGCTGAGCAAGAAGACCTATGCCGACGTGAAGCTCTGGATAGAGGAAGCCGGCGGCAAGTGGACGGGCGGCAAGGTGCAGGGCTTCAGCTTCGACTTCGATGCCACCCGAGTGGCAGGCATACTGATGGAGGGCAAGCGGTGCAATCTGGCCAAGGACTTCCAGTTCTTTGCCACGCCACCCGAGGTTGCCGACTGGCTGGTATCGCTGGCAGGCGATTTCAGTCCCGAAAGTAAGGTTCTGGAGCCTAGTGCAGGAACAGGAGCCATCATCGATGCCATCCACAGGGTGCAGCCGGACGTGGTAGTAGATTGCTACGAGCTGATGCCGGAGAATAAGGAGAAGCTTTCCAAGCTGGATCATATCCGCCTGCTAGGCGACGACTTCACCCAGGCAGAGCACCCTTCGGAGTACGACCTGATAGTAGCCAACCCTCCCTTTTCGAAGAACCAGGACATCAGGCACGTGATGCAGATGTACCATGATCTCAAGCCCGGCGGAACCGTGGCAGCCATTACTTCCAGGCATTGGCAGCAGGCTTCGGAAAAGGCATGCAAGGATTTCCGCGCATTTCTGGAAGAAGTTTCCGCCCAAGTTTACGAGATAGAGGAAGGTGCCTTCAAGAAGAGTGGTACGGGCGTTGGAACTATCGCCATCGTAATAAACAAGCGGGAAACATGGCAGAGTATAAACAATTAAATTCACATTAAAATGAGTGATGAAAAAGAATAGAAACAGCAGAAGACGCACAGCTAAGTTGACAGCCAAGGATATCATCAGGTGCAAGTTCTTCGCTCTTGAAGGCAGGCAGATGAACGCCCATAAAGTGGAGCTCAAATTTCAGAGAGACAACAAAGTTGTCGCATCAGTTGTTTTCATTGATGATGCGCAGCATAAGCAGACTGTTATCCGCTGGTTTGATCATCGCTACTATGCTCTTCCATATGGAGCTAAGGAGGCTAAGCCATACAACATGACTCTAGCCATGTGGAAAACCATAAACAAAGATTAGGCATGAAAAAAAATAAGAAGAAAGTCAAGAGAGACGTTCTCTTGCTATATTTCAGGCGCCGTCGCATCCGCGATGCGCTCAATGAACGTTGGTGGGAGCTTGATAGAATACGTGTTGAGCTGTACAAGCTAGTGGAGTACGCCAAGATTCAGTCAAGATACTGTGTTAATCCAATCTCCCACAGCATTGTCGGCAGATACCTCAGAGAACTGGAGCGAGAGGAGGCACGTATTTCCAGGCTTCAGACCAAATACGACCTTTGGGCTTCCCGTCTGAGCTACTGGGTTGACCTCTATGAGTCGGCATTGTACCGACAGCACCCAGATGACGGTATTTAAGTTTAACCCTTTAAAAAATGAAGATTATGCCAAGAAATACAGAAAAATTCAACAGCGAGCAGTTTGAGCAGGACCTGCTCGACGCTTACTTCCACTTCCGCAGCTGCCTCCCTATGAAGGATGAAGACACCGGTCTTGAATACAAGAAGAGTTTCAAAACGACCCAGGATATCGCCACGGAACTTGATGACATGGGCGGTGTCAGAATAGAAGCCGTCAACCAGTATCTGCAGGAGCATGGCTACTATTTAGCCACGCAGCCAGACGGAACCGTGGCATGGGTTATCTGGGAGAGAGTTGTCAGGCCAGACAGCCTGGTTTAAGTTAAAAACTCATATATTTTATTATACTACCATGTGTTATGCATAATTTTTCGTACCTTTGCAGCACGAAAAATTTTACAAAGTTTTGAAAAGCTTTGATACGGCTGACCGCCCGTGAGGGTAGTCAGCCGTATTTTTATTTTTACCATCTCCATATTATCTTTGCATCAAAAAAGATAATATATGACCATCACATCACTTCCGTCGGGCAGTTTCTTCCTTGAGAACATCCCCGACATCGACATTCTTACGGCTAAGACCCGCCTGCTCGTCACCATCAAGATAGGTGATGATACCATCTACGATGAGTATCTCTATCCTGCCGATGGAGAGGTCAGAGTGAGCGACCTTGCCGACATCTTCCGTCCCTATGCACGCCGGAGGCTGGCAGTCACAGCCACCATCAACATCGCCGAGCAACAGGTTCCGGACTCCGGAGACACCGACTCGGAAACAGTCACCGATAAGCAGACAGCCAACCTGCAGGTCTACTATTCTACCGTAGACATCGTGGGCGTGGACTGCTCTACATTCCTCACAACCCACTTCCTAACCCTGCTCGATGGACACAAGACCACCTACATGGGGCGACTTGAGTATCTCCACTACATGGGCAAGGAAACGGCACAAGTCACCGCACACTATTCCGACAAAACCACAAAACTGTTTACCGCACCAGCCACCGGCGGCAACGACCTCTACACCACCATCGACGTCTCTCCGTCACGGTTCGAGACAGAGGACACCGACCTTCTCTACTACGTGGTAGAGGCAGGCTCACGCTCCATGACCTTCATCATAGACAGCGAGGAGCGTGATGTGGCGCCTACTCTGCTCTTCACCAACAGCTTCGGCTGCCAGGAGCTCATCTACTGCACAGGCAAGCACGAAGTAGACCCGCAGTACACCCGCGATGCAGCCTACATGGGCGGCATCAGGGTAAACTATCGCATCACCGAGCAGCGCACCTTCAACGCCGATACGGGCTATCTGGGCACAGACATGGCAAACTGGGCAGATGATCTCTTCCGCTCAGACGAGGTCTATCTGGTCAACTTCATCGGTGGGGTAGCCAAGGTGGGCAAGCGGGTCACCCTATCTGACTCCAAGTCAAAGCGCGACAACCTGCGCGACAGCGTGCCACGCTTCACCTTCAGCTACACCTACGCCCAGCGCCAGCACAACGTGCTTGACCTGCAGCGAGCCGGCCGTATCTTCGACAACACCTTTGATAACACCTTCAACTGATGAGACGCACGGCTTACCACCTCACAGAGGTGCTGCGCCTACTGGCCAAGGCAGAGCGAGACCGCTCTACCATTAACCTGAAGGCGTGGACATCAGACGGCGAGACCGTCGACTATACAGGATGGCTGGTCAGGGGCAGCAGTTGGCGAGGCGGTTTCCACCGCCTCGTCAATCCGGCAAATGCCGAGGTTCGCACCGTTCCGGACATCTACATTCACCAGTTCCTGGGCTTACCAGTATATTTATGACATGAAACAGAAAAAATATCAGCTTCAGCAAGTAGGAACCAGCGGTTCCTACAGCCGCTACGCTCTCGTGGCAGAGGGCGTAAGCAGGGTAACAGACTCCACCACCATCGAGCAGCAGTATGGGCAGGATACCAGTTTCCTGGGTTCCGGAGAGGTGGGCGATGCCACCACGGGCATCCTGGAGACTTCAGACGGCAAACTCTTCGAGTATGTCAACTATGGCGATGACAACGACATGCCATACATCCTGCAGCAGTTGATGCGCCGCAACATGGTGGCGCAGCGAGCCATGGCGTTCAACGTCCAGTGCTGCTACGGGCAGGGCTTACGCTTCATGGACCGGGAGACCAAGCAGGACACCAACGACAGCGAGATCCGCGACTTCTGCCTGAAGAACTCCATCCATGAGGTCTTCATGCAGCAGGCAACCGACATGAAGTTCTTCTTCTGGTCGGTAGAGGTCATCATCCTAAGCCGTGACCACTCCAAGATTGTCAATATCCGCCACAAGGACGTTTCCTATTGCCGCCTGGAGGTACCAAATGACAAGGGGCGCATAGAGCATGTCTTCTTCGGTGACTTCCGCAACATCATGTCGCCGGTACATACCGAGGTCATTCCGCTGCTCGACTTCTACGACCCGCTGGGCGACCTTATGGCGCGCATGGGCAAGGCTCCCGACCCATACACAGGCATCAGGGGCAAGGCACCCGAGATGGGCAAGGACTGCAAGTTTGCCATCATATCCCGCATCCCGACACCCGGACTGCAGTACTATCCGATACCATACTATGCCAGCGTCTTCGACGATGCCTGGTACGACATCTACCGACTCATCGGTATCGGCAAGCGCTACATGATCAAGAACACGTCCGCTCCTCGCATCCAGATAGAGGTGCACCGCGACTACTGGGAAGAGCTCTGCAACAACGAGGACATCATCGACCCGGATAAGCGCAAGGAGCGCATCCTGCAGGAGAAGGACAACATCATCAACTTCGTGTGCGGACCGGAAAATGCAGGCAAGGCACTCATCACGGGCTACTACTTCGACCCCAACGGCAAGGAGCAGCGCATGGTGCGCATCATCAACCTCTCAGAGGGCAGCAAGAAGGAGGGTGGCGACTGGGCAGACGACATGAGCGAGGCATCCAATGCCCTCTGCTTCTCGTATGGCGTGCATCCAAACCTCATCGGAGCCACGCCAGGCAAGAGTCAGATGAACAATTCCGGCTCAGACAAGCGAGAGCTCTTCATCCTCAAGCAGTCGCTCGAGAAGGCTTGCCACGACATCATGTGCAAGCCTTACCACGTCATCTCCCACTACAATGGCTATGCCGACCGAGGAGTGACCGTAGACGTGCCGATGATAGAACTCACGACACTAGACAAAAATAAGGACCAACAGACATCAATAGTTTCAAACAATAATGGCAAAAATGAAGATTCAAATCAGCAAGGATGACTTCGAGCAGAGCATCCTCGTAGCGACAAGCTCGCACTCTGAGGTGTTCGAGTCTGTGAGACCTCATTTCTATGAGGCATACAACAATATTCAGAAGCGCTTCCTCGGCTACGTTGGTGAGGAAGCGCTGGAGACAAATGAACGGCTATCGGCTGCAGTTGTCAAGGCAGTGTGCCTGACTGCATTCCTCGGCAACGTTCGCCATCTCGACCTGGTACTCACTCCGACAGGCTTCGGAGTAGTTGCCAACAACGAGGTCTCTCCTGCATCATCTGCGAGAGTAGAGGCGCTGATAGAGCAGTGTATGGTCGCATGCTTGAAGGCAGAGGGCGAAATGATTACCTGGTTGTCTGCAACAGAAGGGTGGGGTGAGAGCCTGCAGGCGAAGATGAGCATACCGCTTCTAGTCTTCAGCATCGAGCAGTATGCCTTCCAGGTGAAGCAGGAGCTATCATCCAAGCTGTGGAAGGATAAACTGTCAGCACTCTACGAAGCTGATGGGGTGATGCGAAGGGTCATATCTGACGAGCAGATGGATGATCTGCTAGAGATGGAGCGGGGAGCCAAGGACAAGGATGACAAAGCTGTAGAAATCATCTTCAAGGTGCGCAGATGCATGATCTTCCTGGCTGAGGGTTTGCTGACAGCCTATTCCAACGAGCGTGCGAGACTGCTCAGATACTTTGATGCAAATCTCGATAAATTCCCGTTATATGCGAATTCATCGGCATATAAGGCTAATCATTTCAAAGAATTTCAGAATGAAAAATCAAAACCTGCCTTCGTTTTTAATTCATAAAGATGGTACACAAGAGTTCAATTTCAAGGCGCCGTCAACGTGGGCGGAACTTTCAGAGGAACAGTTGCGCTATGTCCTTAGCATCATGTCGACGTTCCAGGATCATACCGTTATCAAATGCTACCTTCTCGCAAGGTTCTGCGGACTTACCGTACATAAGTACACCAGAACCGGGTGGAAATGCAGCGTTAAATGCGATGAAAGCGGTGAAAATGGCGATGCTAAGACTGGAAAAGTGCGCAAGAGAGTCCTATACATCAGCGCTGCTGAAATCCTCTCTCTGCTCAAAAACTTCGATTTCATCGACTCCTTTACGGACTTTCGGCCTCTACAGGTCGCAAGTGACGTTCAGCTGAAGGCAGTAAACAGCCTGCTTCACGAAATAAGCTTCTACGATTACCTCAATATCGAGAAGAACTACCAGCTTTTCATGCTCAAGCAGGAGGACAGATTCCTGCTGAAGATGGCGCAACTCATGTACAGAACAGCAGGCGGTTCTGCCAATGAAACCGCTAAATTTGAACCTTACGAACTCCTCGGAGTCTTCATGTGGTTCTCGAGTGTCAAGGAGTATTTTGCCGCCAATTTCCCTCACTTCTTCAGACCAGCCAGAGAGGGCGGCGAGCTGCGGCGTGAGGACATCCTGCCAGCAATGCAGGCGCAGATCAGGGCACTTACCGATGGTGACGTGACCAAACTGCAGGCAGTCTACAATACAGACTGCTGGGCTGCCCTCACAGAGCTGGACAACAAGGCTCGGGAGGCAGAGGAGTTCAAGAAACGCAACAGGCAAAATAGTTAAATTTACAGCACATGACAGAGAAAATCTTCGATTCCATCGCCTATTTCAAGCAGCTGGCTGCCGAATGCAGAACCTGCAGGGATTATAATTTCGTCGCAACAGAGTGTTCGGGACCTGATTCAATCCAAGGAGTCATGCAGCAGTTCCGCAAGGCATCCAACTTCATCATGGTGTCAGACACCGTTGACAGCAACACCCATTCCATCGGAGAGGGCTTCTTCGACCGCAACGTCTATACCGTCTGGATCCTGGCAGGGTACCGGCGCGATGACATGGCAGACCGAGAGGCGAAAATGAATATCTGCAGATATATCTTCCGCCAGTTCCTCAGTCGCATGCTATACGACAAGAGCCGAGAGGCATACGACGGACAGATGGAGTTCCTGGACCTCACGCAGGTCTATTCGAGCGAACTGGGCAGATGGTCCATGAATGGCGTCACAGGACTCTACTTCATGGTCACATCAGACGAACCTATCGACATTCAGTATGACGAGAGCCTATGGCAGACGCAGAAATAGACGATCTCCTCAGATATGAGCGAGGATGGGCTAATGCAATGGGCGACTACTGGCGAGAGCGCATGGAGCGGCTTCGTACCATCGATACCGGCCGCCTATACGCTTCCATCAAGGCGCACCTGGAGCAGGGCTCTGTGACCACAATTGAGCACAACTTCCTGCAGTACGGTATCTATGTAGCTGCAGGTGTAGGTCCGGCACATGAGTGGTACAAGTGGACCGAGGCACAGGGAGGCGAGAAAGTCCACCGCATCAACAACGGCGACCTCAACTTCCTGGGCGATGAATACCGCCGAGACAACAATCTCGATAAACCGAAGAAGGTGGGTCCAGCCTGGGGCGGTCGTGTCGCCGGTGGCGAACCTAAAGGCCGCCGTGACTGGTTCTCTCAGAAGTACTACTCATCTGTCATGAAGCTCAACGAGCATGAGGCAACCTTCTACGGCGACCGGTACAATGGTCTGATGGCATCAGCCCTCACCGAGATCTTCAGGGGCATAGGAGCAGCACGCAACCTCTAGGGAGCGTATTTTTACCGATTCCATCGAGATATTATCTTTGCAACAAAAATAGCAAATGGCATACAAATTAGACAAGAGTGCACTTCAGTCCCTCTTCGAGGGCATCAGAGACGAGCGGCGCCTGCAGGCTAACACGGCAAACCGCATCGGCAACGCTTTCCTCTCGCTGCTGCACTTCTGTGCTGACGAAACCTCCGATGCCTTCCTCAGCCGCAAGCATGACGATGCAGCCGAGGGCATGATTACCTTCCTGCAGGGACTCATCTCCGAGCAGATGGCGCAGCTCAAGGCGGGTGCACAGTTCGGTGACTTCGTCTCCGGGCTGTACAACGGCAAGGGCGCGCAGGTCGATGCCAATGGCAACGCAGAGGTTGAGAGCATCACCGTCCGCACATACATGCGGGTCATGGAGCTGATTGTCAACCGCCTGTCAGCGCAGGAGGGTGACACTTTCTTCACCGAAAGCGACACCATCGAGAGCGTTGACAGCCTGGGTGATAACTGCTATGGCCTGCACCTCCGCTCAAAGTATAGTGGATACTTCACGGCGCAGCATGTGGGCAACGTCATCAAGGGCGTGGTCAACAACATCGCCTCGGCAGCCAATTCTGGCACCTCGGCTGATTACTACACCTCATGGATGAGAGTCAACAGCGTCAACGCGGTTAAGAATTACATCGAAGTCACCCTCTATCCTGATGCCGATGTTCCGGCAGGCAAGAACTTCCCGCCGTGCGAGCTGATGAACATTGCACGTTACGGCAACCAGACCGTTGAGTCGCTTCAGAGCTGCTTCTATATCTCCAGTTCCGAGGGGCGCATCGTCAAGCTGACGGGCGTCACGAAGCCGATACTGGATGATTACAACTACGGCATGGTCTTCGGCGACATGCCTGAGTTCGTCAAGTCGCTCGACCTTCCTATCGTCAAGGGCAGGGATTATCTCTATGCAGCCGGCATCATCACCCAGGATATCATACAGATTGACTATCATGGCAAGCCGATTGTCGATTATGTAGACCGGGGACCATGGTCAGAGGCGGCAGAATATTTCAGCTCAGCTCTCAATCCGGAAACCGGTAAATACGAGACCTCCGACGTCTGGTATACCGGATGCAAGTGGCGATGCCAGATGACCGGTACACATACCGCACCAAGATGGAACAATACCGACTGGGCGATGATAGAGGGCAATCCTGCCTTCACCATTGACTTTCTCGAAGACGAGACGATCTATGACTTCGACAACTTCCGGGCTCCGCTGACTATCGTTGCTACGCTCTACGGCCAGGATATCACCTCAGATATTCTCGACAGCGACGTAGCCTGGACCAGATACACGGAGAACAAGGCCGGTGAACAGAGAGTAACCAGCGACAACATTTGGACACTCGAAGTCGGAGCCAAGGCAGGCATGGCAATCGTCCTGACACAGTCAGACCTCTCCGTCGACAGCGAGGGAGTTCCGGCTAAGATTAAGTTCACGGCAACTGTTACACTTCGTGATGGCCTGGGCGATGAGGTCGCCCAAGATTCCATCACACTGGAATGTGTTTAATAACATATAAAAAATGAAATACAAAAGATTAGACATCAAGTACACGCCTCTGCAGGTACATTACTCCAAGTCCGTATCAGGCAGCGTTCCGCTCGAACAGACCTATGATGCTGATCAGGATGAGTATTCTCCTGATTACAGGCTGACACCATGCGCCTTGCAGCCGGTTATAAGCATGATTGACCGAGATGGCATACTCAAGAGTGGACGTGTCAACAGCGAACTGACCGACATCGCTTGGTACAGAGTTGTAGACGGAGTGGAGGGAAATGCGCTGGTAACGATACCAAAGCAGCATGTCATCACATCGTCAGGCAATGATGCAGGCAAGCTGCTCTGGTACATCAACGCAGCACCGCAGAAGCCGATACTGCTCCGTTTCAAGGCGAAGTACCTGGACACCCGAACAAACGAGGTACGCAATATTACGATGGACTACTCCATCAACTGCAAGAATGCGACCATCTACAAGCCGACGCTCCTGCTGTCAAGCGGAGACCGCTACTACAACCCGCTCCGTGATGCCGACAAGCTTCTCCTTAGCGCTTCTCTGCGCCTAGGGGCTGAAGAGTGCGCTAAGGAGAAGAGACTGTTCGTCTGGGAAATTCTCCGTGATAGAGGGCAGTTCTCTGCCATTACTGCAGATGATTTAGATATCAAGGTATCTGCTGATGGTGCATCCGTCACGCTAGACCGCTCTCTGATGGGTAAGCGCATCTGCATCAGGTGTAGAGCAAGATACTCTGCAGCAGGCAATCCGGAAAGCGTAGAACTGTCTGATGCCGCACCATTCAAGATAGTCAACATCGTCCGGAGAATTCCGTTCTACGATTACGACATGCTTGATACGGTCGATGAGGTGCTGCCTGACACGAAGGAGGTAAACCCAAGGGCAACTATTTTTGACAATGTAGGGGAAATAGCAAACCCTACGAGAGAGCTGCAGGTACTCTGGTGGATGGCACCGAATAATTCGGTACACTTCGAGAATGCTGTCCTTGTCGGACATGGCATGTCTCCGAGTGTTCCTACAGAACTTCTGGACCCAAACAGAGGAGCTATACTCGCGTTGGAAGTCAAAGACCTCGAACCCTTAGCTCTGGCTATGGATGCCGACGGCAAGGTCTTCGTAGACGCAGACGGCAATCCGTTTATTTTTCACTAATAATTATTTTTTTTTAATATGGAAAGATACATCAAGGCAAACCGAAAGGTTGCAGAGTTTCTTCAGCTGACCAAGGACAGAACAGAACTGCAGGATGGCAGTTTTCTTCTGTGGTGCCAGGACATCCTGCCGCTTGGGGATCCTATCGTGTTTGAGGAAACGCTGTCCAAGATTGGCGCTATCGCCATGGATGGCCAGACAGCCCGTAAGGAGCAGGACGGCAAAGTGTGCAACAAGCTGCCTGTTGCTATAGACAGCAGATTCATCATGAGAGAGGAGGCAAAGAATGAGTAGTGCAAGCAAATCGGTGAACATCACGTTCATCCAGAAGATGGGAACATTCACGCCATCTATTCAGTCTCCGGATGGAGATCTCTACCAGGAGTACCAGAAAAACGGTGATGTCGTAACCGTCTATCCCGACTTCTCGAAGTCGCAGCCTAAGCTCTATTTCGTAGTCATCTCATCGAGGGCTGCAGATGGTGTCACGACACCTGTCTCCATGAAGTTCTTCTTCAACGAGACTGAGATACCGTTCAACAGCTCCGGCAAATCGACCGGTCTCTTCGAAGGCCTCTTTGAGATTATCAGACCAAGTGCTTCGCAGTTTTTCTGGGGGCTGAAGATATGCAACAACCTGGTCAAGGCATCCAATTTTACAGCCATCAACATCAAAATGGTCGGCAAGATATCCGAGAGATCCAACCAGCAGGAGATTACCGATGAGGTACAGGCTGTATACGAGATTCCGGTCGGTCCGTACACAGGCGTAGCCTATCGAGTGTCAATCAAGGCTCCTGCAAGCGATACACACAACTTCGTGCTCAACAACAAGGATGATAGCTGCCAGCTCGAAGCCAGAACCACGCTGGCCAACGAGACCCTGACATCAGGGCTATATTATAAGTGGTACAGAGCCATCAACAGCATCACGGGTTGGGAGCAGATTGCAGGAGCTAATGGTAAGACAATTACTGTCAAGGCATCCGAGGTCGATTGTACTCGCGAATACATGGTAGAGGTCTACAATGACAAGGCCATGGGCAAGGATAATCTGCTGGGATTTGATTTCCAGACAGTCATCGACGCGTCGGATCCGTATGACATCGAGCCGAACCCGACACCCGCTGATGAGTCTATCAGCGAGGACGAGGCAGGTAATGGCACTGTGGCCTACACACCTCGCATGATTGTCAGAGGCAAGTCAGAAGCGGTGGAAACTAAATTCTATTTCACGCTGAAATCCGGTTCCGGTGTTGTCCTCAATACCGAAGCGGCACGCAAGCCTACTGTCCAGTTGAGTTCTTTCGCTGTGACGAGAGAAGACTGCATACACGCAGGTTACAGCAACGTAGCATTAACAATTCAATCCGTTAAATAGTCTATGACAGTTATCACAAGAGTGATTAAGTTCCTCCGCGTCGGTGTTGGCATATCCAATACCGACGTGGAGTATGCGGAGTCAACAAGTCTGACTACAGCTCCGACAGAGGGTTGGCAGACAACTGCTCCTCAGTGGCGCAAGGGCTACTATATCTGGAGTCGGACACACTTCTACTACACCGATGGAAGTGAGAAGGTGTCCACACCGATGTGCCATGGTGCTGCCGGCAAGGATGCCATCAACATACAACTATCCATGTCGTCTATCGTTCACAAGAAGTCTCAATTCGTCGGATCTTATAGCATCGACGTGCAGGCATTCGAAGCTGGCATGGAAAAAGACTGTATTGTATCTTGTGACTTGACCAAAGATACTACAGGCGTCAGCATGCGTAGTGTCAAATATAAAAAAGGGAGACGCTTACAGATAACTATAGAAAAAAATACTATAGTCAACGATGCGCTAGACATATTAGTTGGAGTAGATGGGATATCCTATACATATAAGGTACCTATAATTACCGTTGAAGATGGTGAACCTGGAGCTAAGGGAGAGACTGGAGCAACACTTCGAGGACCGCAGTCTTGGTCTAACTGCGGCAATGGCTACAGCTTCCAGGCAGGTGCTGCAGGCGAGGAGTGGAAGGATGCAGTCATCTACAAATCCGGTTATTATAGCTGCATCAAGAGTCACGTCAAGACTGCAACTAACTACCCAGGCAGTAACGAGGATACCAACAATGGCTACTGGCGACTTGGAAGCCCTATTGAACTGGTTGTCGCCAATATCATCTTATCGCAATTTCAGATTGTTGAAAATTTAGGTGTCCGAACAATCGAGATGAAGGATAAGGACGGCAATGTTGTCTTCAGAGCTAAGGACGGAAATCTCGATTGCAAGGGTGGTAATTTTGAGAACATTAAGGCAACAGGTAATTTCAAGTCTAGAAATGAGAAGACCTGGAATGAAATCGAAATGAATGCTGATAAGGGTTACCTTGTCATGCGTGGACCAACTTCAGTTAATGATGATGACTGGAATTTGCCAGGCTCAGATGCAGAGATGACAGACCTTTTCAAGGTTAAATTTGAGTCAGATGGTGATACGCTGAGTCGAATTGCGACAATGGATTTATTTGGATTTGGTGGAAGGAAACGGGTGAATATAGATCCAGAATTTGGTTTAAGAATATACTCTGATGAGGGGACAGATAATGAAAGTCATCTGTTTTTGAGCAAGGATTGGATTGATTATAGTGACGGATTAGGGCACGTGTATCATAGTGATTGGAATAGTTTGCTAAAAAAAATATTATAATAATTATGGAAGGTAAAAAATTCAACTCCGTGACGAAAGTCACAACCGCCAACAGCAACCAGAGCGTGCTGCTGGCAGACCAAAATGGCAATGTCACTAGAATTGGCATGGATGCGCTTAAGGCTGACCTTGCTGTAGGTCAGCATGCCTGGTGCGGAAGAGTGTGGGACACAAATAACGCAACGCCTAAGGCGGCATCATACATTGGCTCACTTGAATTGCTGAAGGAATTGCCATACATCCTCGGACTTGGCGCATACTTGGTCAAGAATGACCACAGCCGTAGGAAGCTCGACAGCAAGGATCACCACAGATATGCTAATGGTGAACCGGCAAGACTGGATGGTACAGAGGGTCACTATCAGTGGGGCTGGGGACGTAAATTCTACGTTGTCATCAAGGATATTGGCGGATTGCACTATGAGCAGATTGGCATCAAGCCAATACCAGGTGAATACAATCTTGAGATACCAATCGGCAGTCTTTCAGCAGCAGGCTTCGCTACTATTGAGCGTAGTACCGGACGCCTGGTTAGTTACATCAATGATGCGGCCAACTATCGTGGAGGCGACAACAATGCTACCTATGATGGCAAAAACAATACGTTGCTGGGCAGACCTGCTACCGCTATGACTACAGAGCAGTTCAGAGCTGCAGCGCGTAAGAATGGCAAGGGTTGGCTTTGCACAACCATGCGACATACATCCATTGTTGCAATTCTGTTCAGTGTCATTTTCGGTACACATTATGATCAGGATGCAGTCAATGCCAACAAGGATGCCAACGGCCTCTTCCAAGGTGGACTCGGAACAGGCTTGACGCAGATGCCGAACTGGGAAACCTACAATGGTTGGCGACCAGTTGCACCAATGAGTGCAGGCATTGAACTTGGTGATTCATGTGGAGAAGCGACCTATGCCGTAAAAAATGATGCAGGGACAACGGTCTATAATGCCAAGATACCATGTTTCTTCGGTTTAAAAAACGGCTTCGGCAATCTATGGCGAATGATGGATGATGAGTTCTGCCAGGTGAATAGTGACATGACCATGACCCACCTTGTCGCTCCGTCTATTTACGGCTCATGGACTATCGGTAATGCTACAGGCATGAAGGCGTTGAGCAAGTCACCAGGTGGTGGTGAAGGATTTATCAAGACCTGGTCGATGGAACATCTGGAGAACTTCTGTACGCAGATTGGTGCAACTGAGTCAACCTATTCGACTAGTTATTTCTGGAATACGTCAAAAGCAACTTCCGGTTTTCGCCTGTGTCTTCGCGGTGGCAGCGCTTTCAATGGTGGTCTTTGCGGTCTTTCGGCGCTCTACGTGAACCCTGCTGTCTCGGGTTCCTTTGTGAGCTGCGGTGCGGCCCTCTGCGAAGCAGCATCCGAGTGGTCATTGGAACCAGTGTATTACGAGGCGGCCTAAAGTGTTCCGAGGTGTGCTGACGTGAGCAGGAGTGAGCAGGATTGACCAAGGTTCCCAAGAGGAGCCAAGGGCAATCCTGAGCACCCTGCGAGCGTAGCGAGCAAACCCTACCGCCCTTGGGCGGTCGATTTTTTTGAAAATTCGCTCTTTGACATTCTTTCATTCCGATTTTTTTCAGTACCTTTGCAGGCGGTTTTCAAACCAGGCTGTGATTCCTGCGCCGGTTTTCGCCTGTGTCTTCGCGGTGGCAACGCTAACAATGGTGGTCAATGCGGTCTTTCGACGCTCAACGTGAACAATGCTGTCTCGGATTCCAATGTGAACTACGGTGCGGCCCTCAACTTAATAAGATACTGCAGGTTAGTTTGCTTAGCTGCAGTGATTTCGGGAGTCAGGCCTTGCCTCATGGCAAAATATACACTTTAGCAGAATAGCTAGTAGATGATGACAATGGGTCATCCGGTCGAAAGTTAGGACATCATAAAAGCAGACAACAGACACAGACACCGACATTTATCAGACACCGACCTTTTTTATATACATAAAAATTTAAAGCAAGTGAAGAGGTTAGGTAACATTTCACAGGCGGTTGAGACTTTGCAAAATTTTCGTGAAGCATTTTTTGATTTTTCGAGGCACAAGAAGTCCCGTCTCTCAGTAAAAGCGTTTGAGGCAGAGTTTGAAGCAAATCTTCAAGCCCTGCTAAATGCATATGTTCATCAGACATGGCATACATCAGACTATGAGGCCAAGCCGGTTGAAAAACCCAAGCATCGCATAGTCAATAAGTTGCCTGTTGGCGATCATGTCATTCAGCATGCAGCCATGCACACCAGTGAAGATAAATTGAGAGCCAAGATTCCTTTCAACAGTCCAGCTGGTACCAAGGGTCGTGGCACGCATTTCTTCTACAAGATTATCAAGCAGGATATCTATACCTCGCCACAGAAGGAGACATTCTATTGCTTGCCCATGGATATACATCATTATTTCCAAAATGTTGAGCATAATCTGCTCAAGAGAGAGTACAGGTTGTATATCAAGGATCGCAAGCTACTTGCTTTCATCGACGAGGTCGTTGACAGCTATGCCAATGGCATTGTACTGGGCGTCAAGCTTACACAACTTTTGGGGCAACTGTTTCTGGCGAGGTTTGACTATCTCGCCATGCGGTGTTTCGACATACTCCAAGACCCCGAAAAACACGGTTATTGGCAGGCTCGCTACGTCACGGACATGCTCCTCACATGCCGCTCGGAGCAGCAAGCTATCGTTTTAAATGTGGGGGAGGCTGTCCGAAAACTTAATTAGGGAAGCAAACAACTGAATTGAGCATTTTTCTTTTGCTCTTTATAGTTAATTAACCTCGTATCTTCTTGATTCTCAATTATTTTATGTA